GTCTTACAAACCAGGGACAGCTCAAGAATTGAAAAACAAACAGAAAGACGTTAACACATGGCTTAACACTTTTATGGATGACAAAGGCTTGATAGAAAATACGGAGGGATACCACAAGTCTCTTTCTGTTGCAATGAACCCTGACAAATTTGCTCAATTCTTTTACGAACAAGGCGTGGCTGCGGCTGTGGATAATGTTACTAAGAAATCTAAGAACATAAACATGGAAGTAAGATCGTCTCCTCAATCTTTCCAAAAAGACGGATTGAAGATTAGAACAGTAGGGAATACCGATTCAGGTAGAGGACTCAAAATAAGAAGTATTAAATAAATTATTAAACTAAAAAAAATTAATTATGTCAGTATTAGCAACCCCTGGATTTCAGTTACAGCCATCTGCACAGAGAACTGTATCGCCATCCAACTACATAACTAACTTTGATTTCTTGAATCAGTATTTACCAGATACATACGAAAAGGAATTTGAGCGTTATGGAAATAGATCAGTAGCATCCTTCTTAAGACAAGTAGGTGCTGAAATGCCTTCAAATTCAGATTTGATAAAATGGGCAGAGCAAGGAAGATTACACGTTAAGTATACAAACGTAAATGCAAATTTAGCAGCAGCACAAGGTGCAGCAGCTGGAACTTTTACTATTAACGATGTGTTAAATCCTTTAACGAATGCAGCAGCAAATATATCAGGACAAATCGCAATGAGAATTGGACAAACGGTTATGATCTCTGATAATGCTCCTAATTCAACTTTAAGTAACAAGGCAATTATATCAGCAGTTAACTATGCAACAAGTACAGTAACAGTATTATTTTATGAAGCAGCTGGACAAGCTATGGCATTAAATTCAACTGTAACTATTTTTGTTTATGGTTCTGAGTTCCAAAAAGGAACAGATACAATGGCTGAGTCTTTAACTTCAGATGATTTCATCTTCCAAAATTCACCAATTATTATCAAAGACAGGTACAGAGTTGCTGGTTCAGATATGGCGCAAATCGGATGGATTGAAATTACAGGAGAAGACGGAGTAAATGGATACCTATGGTATTTAAAGTCTGAGCATGACACAAGATTACGTTTTGAGGATTACCTAGAAACAGCGATGGTGGAAGCAGTTCCAGCAGCAGTTGGTTCAGGAGCAGTTGGCTCTACAACTACAGGTAACAAAGGATCTGACGGAATCTTTTTTGTTGTACAACAAAGAGGTAATATCTACGGTGGTGGAAACCCAGTAGCTTTAGCTCAGTTTGACAACGTTATTCAAAGACTTGATAAGCAAGGTGCAATTGAAGAAAATGTTTTATTTGTAGACAGACAATTCTCATTTGATATTGACGATATGTTAGCAGCACAAAACTCTTACGGAGCAGGTGGTACTTCATACGGTCTATTTGACAATGATAAAGAAATGGCTTTAAATCTAGGATTCACAGGATTCAGAAGAGGTTATGACTTTTACAAGTCTGATTGGAAATATCTTAACGATGCAACTATGAGAGGTGGTATTGTTGGTGGTGCAGTAAATGGACTTTTAGTTCCTGCTGGATCAACTACAGTATATGACCAAATCTTAGGTAAAAATGCTAAGAGACCTTTCTTACATGTACGATACAGAGCTTCTGAAACTGAAGATAGAAGATACAAAACGTGGATTACTGGTTCTGCTGGTGGTGCGCAAACTTCTAACTTTGATTTAATGGATGTAAACTTCCTTTCAGAGAGAGCAGTATGTACTTTAGGTGCAAACAACTTCTTCTTATTCCAACAATAAGAAGTAAACAATAATAAGGGAGGAGTTGATTCTCCTCCCTTTTTTTTTAAATCTAATTAAATTTTATTATAATGAAAAAAAGCAACAAATATGTCGCTAAGACATACAAATTAAAAAGTGACGCTTCACCATTGAACTATATGTTAAGCTCACGAAACTCAGCAAGATTTCCTTTATTATGGTTTGACGAAGAGAAAGGTATTAATAAACCTCTACGTTATGCTAGAAACCAAAAAACTCCTTTTGAAGATGAACAAGATGGTAATGCCATTTTAGAACCAATTGTTTTTGAAGATGGATTTTTATTTGTTCCAAAAGAAAATCAAATATTACAAGAATTTTTATCTTATCATCCACAGAAAGATTTTGTCTTTCAAGAAGTAGATGCAGCAAAAGATGCTAATGAACAAGTAGAGTGGATGGATTATGTTTTACAAGCTCAAGTTACAGCTCATGATTTAACTATTGAAAAGCTTTCATCTTTAGGTAGAGTTATCTTTGGACAAAAAGCAGACAAGATGTCAACAGCTGAATTGAAAAGAGATATGATGGTATATGCTCAGCAAGATCCTCAAGATTTCTTAGATACTATTAATGACCCAATGGTTGAATTACAAGATGAAGTTGTTCAGTTTGTAAGCGCAGGCTTATTAATGATTAATGATAAAAAAGTTAATTTTAACTTACCAGGAAATAAAAAGAAATTAATGACTGTTCCCTTTGGAGAAGACGCTCACTATATTTTAGCTTCTTACATGCAGAGTGATGAAGGTTTAGAAGTGTATAAACTTCTAAAGAAACACCTTAAAAAGGATAAGTAATATTACTTATCTTTGTTCATTATTAACCCTTAATTTTATTTTTATTATGGCAATGTCAAAATTTTTATCAGTATACGTTAACGCAGCATCTATTGCAGGAGGAGAGAATCTTATTCCAGCATATGGTGTGATTAATGTACTTCAAACAAGTGCAACAGTAGTTACAATTAATTTTAGAGATGCAGCAGCAGGTTTTGAAACTGTAGCTTTAACTCATACAGCGCTACCAGCTTACGCAGCTGCAACGCCAGAGAAGTCTAGAGCTATGAGAAACTTATTTGCTGACGCAATTAAACAAGCTTTATCAACTGGATGGACAAGTCCTTCTTACACTTTAGTAGTGCCTGCTTACCCAGAAATAGAGCCAGCAGCTGGAACAAATAGTGTGTCAATCACGGCAATAACTTGGTCTTAGTATAGCTTAATAGTTTAACTAAACTAACGAAAGACAAGAGGTTACTAAATAAAGTAACCTCTTTTTTTTTTACTATCTTTGTTATAAATATTTTAAACTATGGCAGCTAATATTAATGAGGTAAGAAATACTGTTTTAGCTATAGCTAATAAAAATAATTACGGATATATATCTCCTAGTGATTTTAATTTATATGCTAAGCAAGCTCAAATGGATATGTTTGAGGATTATTTCTATCAATACAATAATTGGATTAACAGACAAAACGGTAGAACCTCTGGTTCAGGATACGCAGATATATTAAAAAGTCTTGTAGAGGTAATTGAAGAGTTTTCTGTTACTAATTTTTTAACTCAAACTTTAGCAAACACATACGCATTACCAGCAGACTATTATTTTATTGATAAATTGTTTTATTATCCGCAGATATTATCTACTGGTTCTATAACTTTTGTAGCTGCTTTTAAGTTGACTGATGGTGCTGCTACATTTTCTAATTTAACAGCTCCATATACACCTCCAGTAGGAAGTATAATAGTTAACACGACAACAAGTTCTGAATGTTTTGTTACTAACGTAGATAGCCCAACTGTGTTATCTATAAGTGGAAACATTATGAATATAAATGACAACTATGTTATTTATAACAATGAAAACATAAAAGAAGTAGAAAGAGTAAGTCAAAATAAAATATTTTATTTAACTAGTTCTCCATTAACCGCTCCATCAGCTCAGTTTCCAGCTTACGTTTTAGAAGGTAATACTGTTACAGTATACCCATCTGTTATTGGCCCAAATGTAGGAAGTAGTGTTTTTAGTCAATGGACTGGAACAAGTATAAAGTGTCAATACATAAGGTATCCACTTTCTCCGCAATGGACATTCGTTACATTAGCAGGGGGTGAACCTATATTTAACAATACAGCTGCAACTTTTCAAGATTTTGAATTACCAGACTCAGATGAGCCAGCTTTGATTGCAAAAATTTGTCAGTATGTAGGTATAGAAATAAGAGAGGCTGATGTTTATCAATTTGGAACAGCTGAATTAAACGAAGAAACTCAAACAACAACATAAGATGGCATATATAAATGATTATCAATATTACGAGAATGGAGGAAACCTTCCAGAAGATGCAAATTGGGGTTCTTATCAATATACTTCTTTAGAAGATATAGTAAATAACTTTATGTTAATGTATCAGGGTAACAATGAATTGTTAAATAATTTAAGTAGATATCAAGTTTTGTTTTATGCAAAAAGAGGAATACAAGAATTAAATTATGATGCCATGAAAGAAATTAAAATCTTAGAGTTAGACGTATGTAATTCTTTAAGATTTGTTTTGCCACAGGACTTTGTAAACTGGGTAAGAGTTTCTGTTTATAGAAATGGAATGTTACTTCCTTTAGTAGAGAACATACAAACTAATTGGAGTGGAGCTTACTTACAAGACAACAATTGTAATATATTATTTGACCAAGATGGTAATGTTTTAAAACCTCAACATTCTAGTTTAGATATGGATAGGATATTGGGAAGTAAAAAAAGTATTTATTTAAATGACAACAGTCCTTTTAATAATCAAACAGGATATAATGTAGATGGTAGTTGGTATTTTGACTATGCAATTGGAGCAAGATTTGGTTTAAACACAGAAACAGCAAATCAAAACCCAACATTTAGTATAGATAAAAAAGGTGGTGTTATAAATTTTAGCTCAGGTGTTATAAATGACATGGTAATAGTGGAGTATGTGTCTGATGGAATGGAAACAGGTAACAATGCAAACATAGAGGTAAATAAACTTTTTGAAGATTATCTATATGCTTTTATTAGATATTCTATTTTAAACGGTAGATTAGGAGTTCAAGAATATATAGTTAATAGAGCAAGAAAAGACAAGTCTTCTTTATTAAGAAATGCAAAAATTAGATTAAGTAATATACACCCTGGAAGACTCTTACAAAACTTAAGAGGTCAGGCTAAATGGATAAAATAATATGGCGTTAACTAGCATGAACTTTATTGGTGGTAAGATGAATAAGAGTGTTGATGAACGTCTTATTCCAGAGGGCGAATATGTTGACGCTTTAAATGTACGATTAGGATCAACTGAAGGTACGGAGATAGGTGCTGTAGAAAATTCAAAAGGAAACACACAATTAACCTCTATAGATTTTGACGGAACAGCTTTAATTAATCCAATAACTATTGGTGCTTTTGCTGATAGTGTTAGAGAAACTCTATATTGGTTTGTAGCAGCAGATAATTTTGATATGATTGTGTCTTTTCATACACCAACTGCAGTTATTACTCAACATGTTGTTACTGTAAATGTTTTAAATTTTAACAGAACTTATTTAGTTACAGGAGTTAGTTTAATAGAAAACTTATTGTTTTTTACAGATGATTTTAATCCTCCAAGAAAAATAAACATAACTAGAAATTATCCTGACCCTATTGGGAATGTAGATGGTATTATTGCTGAAGACATTAATGTTATATTAAAACCACCTGGGTATGAACCTTTAGACAATCTTCCATCTCCAAACGTAGAATTAGTAAACATTCCAGGAGAAGAAAATTATTTAGAAGACAGATTTGTATCTTTTGCGTATCGTTACAGATATGAAGACAAAGAATATAGTGCTATTTCTT